TTTGAGCAAGTCGCTAACGATGCCGCAAAAAAGGTACTATTCTAACCAAAGGAGAAAAGAAATGGAAAACGCAATCAGAATCTTAACACTGGCCACCGAGGAGCTACAAAGGCTCCTGCCCATGCAGGCGGACGCGGTTGTCGAATTCGAGCTGGCAAAGCATGGTGTCAGGGAAAGGTACAACGAGGAAAAAGCAAACGGGCTAAAAATCACAGAGGAGGCAATCCGAACCAAAAGCGTGATGGAAACCGCCGACGAGTTCAAGAAGGTGACTGAGCTTGCGGCAAAGGTCGATATTGAAAAGGCCAGCATTGAGTTGGCAAAGTACATGATACGGGCAAGAGAAATCAAGGAGTAGGAACATGAAAATTAATCTGAAAGCATTGAGAGAGCAGCGGAACCAGCGCCTGGCTGCGGCCAAAAGGGCGGTGCAGCAATCCGCCTCAGGATTCGAGGTACTGAACCTTGAGGTGCTGCCTGAAAAGGTGGAGCTGATTGACCCGCCAAAGGACGGCAGCATCGAATACCAGATGAGATTGTTGCAATTCCAGGTGGCCAACGCCAACAACTGCGAGCAGACCCCGGTAGGCACGATGGTCGTTTCGAGAAGCTACGCCTACCACAGCTATGTCGGCCCGGGAGACCGGACCATCCTCTGCCCAAGAACCTGGGGACGGCGCTGCCCCATCTGTGAATATTACTTGTCTTTTGATAAGGATGTTCGGGCGAAGGACAAAGCGCTGTACAGGTTCAAGGCGCGGGAATTCAGCATATTCAACGCCCTGCTTTACGGCAAGACCAGCTCTGGAAAGATCGGAAGGAAGCCGGTCGTTTTCAGGGCGGGCACGTTCAGTGGAATCACCTCCATATACAAGGAGGTCAATCGTCAGGCTGGAATCAAAAAAGACGACAGCCTGTATCTGTTTGCGGACCTTATTGAGGGGTTCGACATTGAGGCGCTGTGGGCGAAAGAGGCGCTGGCGAAGGGCGGAATCGAGTTTGGTCAGCTGGTGAAGGTCAACCTCAAGCCGGAGACCAAATGCGAAATCGATGAGAGGATTCTGCCTTTCATCGTGAACCTGGACGACCTTATTCCGGAGCCGATGACGGCGGAGGAAATTGACGCGCTCCTGGACGGCCAGCTGCCTGCCACGGAAAAGACGGTGTCCCCTGCCCCATCAGCACCCTTTGACGACGGGTTCCTGGACGACGAGCATGACGGCCCTGAAAGTCCTGCGGAGGAGAAGCACGAGGATGACGGGGGCTTCATAGAGGACGAGCCTGAGAAGCCTGCTCCGCCAAAGCCCCAACCTGCCGCCAAAAAGGAAGCCAAGCCGGAAAAATCCGCGCGAAAGCTGACCGATGATGCCTTTGTCGAAGAAAAGGTGGAGGAACCGGTCACGGAAGAGCATGACGACGCGGGAGAGCATGACGACGCTGGAGATGACAGCGGCGATGCGTTCTTTGAGGGGTTCTAGCCAATAGGGCCGGGGAGGGGCAATCCTTCCCCGGCAAGGAGAACGGGAAATGAAGCTACAGATAAAGTATGCTCGTACAATCCAGATAAGGAACTACGAGCCGGTTACCATTGAGGCGGTGTTGTCGGAAATCGAGCCGTCCGGCGACATTCCCTCAACGATACAGAAGTACACGGGGATTCTCAAGAACGAGGTCAACGCGCAGCTTCTAACCGCCTACATGGAAGAGACCGGGGAAACCAAAGAGGAAGATAATGACGAATCAAATTATCTCGACTTCTAATGCCGGGCTTCCGGAGATTCCTCGGATGCCGGCAAAAGAGGAATACGACAAAAAGCGAATGAGAAACCATAGCAGGTACCACAGGATGCGCCGGAAGTACGGGACACCTCCTTTGATGTGGCGGCGTGTGCTTGTCCTTACTGTGGAAGAGGATTTAGACTACTCTAGCGGAAGGAAGCCGGTGCCTGACAACATCATGAAAAGGGTCAACTTCTTTTGCCGGACAATGGAAAAGGCCCTAAAGGAGATTAAGGAGTTCAGCTATGACCAAAGAGCGAGACAGGCTTATTCTGATGGACGGCGTTAGCACGTCTTACAACGCCTACTTCCACGGAGCAAAATTCGGCAGAGACAAGGAGGATTACCCGGCCATGATGGACTGTTTCTTTATGAGGACAGGAGCCATCATGCGGGTGTACAACACAAAAGACGTGCACATCTTCTTTGATGACACCGAGAGTAGCATAAGGAAGAAAATCTACCCCGCATACAGGGAGATTAACTTCCAGAACGGCCCCAAGGCGGTGCGAACCAGGCAGCTGTGGCCGACAATGCAAAAAGACCTGCTTGAGTGCGGGTTTTCCTTGTACGGGTCGCCGGGGCTAGAGGGACTGGACCTGATTGGGCAGGTGGTAAAGGACAATCCGGACAGGAAAATATCCATCATCTCCGAGCACTACAGAACCTTGCAGCTGTTGTCTGAAAACGTGGACGTGCTGCCTTTCACCGGCATATCCGCAGGGGCGAAATCCCTGAACCCCATCCAGGTCAGGGATTTCCTCCTCCAGTACCCGTTCAAGATTTCACAGTGGACTGATTACCTGTCGATGGTGGGCTACGGGGAGGACAACATCAAGGGCGTGAAGGGGATTGGGAAAGTGGCGGCCACAGACTGCCTTACAGGAGAGACGCTAAAGGTAAGGCAGGTGGCGGCGCTCAATGCCAGCAAAGAGACGATGGAAAAGGAAAAGAAACTGCACACCCTGCCCATTGAGCCTGTGGTTCTAGAGTTGCAGGAAGGGGGATTCGACCCCTTCGGCGTTATGAAGGTGATGCAGAAGCTGGGACTGACATCCAGGATGAAAAGCCCGGTGTGGGGAGGAGAGGAGAATGTTTAAGCCGCTTTTTTCCATCTTCATTCCCGGACAGCCCAAGGCGGTGCAGTCGTTCAGGTTCACAAGGAAGGGCAGAAAATACCAGCCCAAGGAAGTGGTGGAGTGGAAGACATACATAAAGATAATGGCAATGAAAGAGTTGCCTGACCATTTCATCAGGGTGGATGACCGACCCCTGCACGTTGAGTACAGGTTCGTATACAGTCCGCCTAAGTCCATGAGGAAACGGGACAGGGCATATATGGAGCAGGGGATTCCGGTATACAAGACAACCAGGCCAGACCTTGGCGACAACCTAAGGAAGGGCCTGAACGACGCCCTGACCGGAGTGGTGTGGGGAGACGATTCCCTCATAGTGTCGGACAAGGGGGAAAAGGTATACGGGGACGAGCCGGGCATTCACATAGAGGTAAGCGAATATGAATACCCAGAGGAATAAGGAGAACCAAAAAATGAGTAGATTCGGAACATATATGAGGGTTAACATGCTCTCGCCTAAACTCGTTGCCGAGAAGGCAGGAATCACCACCCCTACCCTGCACAAATACATGAGGCAGGGGGTGAAGACGATGCGCGCCGCCAATATGCTGGCGCACGTCTTGAACTGCACCGTAGAGGAGATATGGGAAAATGATAAAACAAGCTAGGTTCAAAAACTTCAAGCTCCTGAGGGACTTGACACTTAACTTCGAGCCTGGGGTGAACATCATAACCGGGTCGTCGGACAGCGGCAAGACCACGTCGCTGAAAGGGATGCTGTGGGCACTGCAAAATATGCCCCAGGGAAAGCCGCCCATCTGCCACGGGGAGAAGGAATGTTCCGTCACAGTAACCACGGACAAGGGAGAGATAGAGAGGGGGGTGGATGAAAGGAACTACTATCAGGTTAACGGGGAAAGATTAACCGCATTCCGCAACAATCTGCCCCCCGAGGTAGATGCTATTTCCCACATGGCGGACATCAATGTGCAGCACCGCCGCGACCTGCCCTTTATGATTTCAGAAAAAGCCGGAGCATCTGCTGAAAGGTTGTCTGAAATGATGGACCTGCAGGAAATAGGTGAATCCTTGTCCCGCATTGACATTGAGGTAAAGCGACTGGAGAAGGCGGCAGCGGAGACAGAGAAGGCACACACAGAGGCCGCAGGAGAGGCGGAGGCGCTTAACTGGGTAGATAATGCCTCCGCAGAGCTAAACGTGCTACAGGGGAAGCAAACGTACATAGACGGCATTGCAAGAGAGACAGAGGAACTATCCGCTATGCTTTCAGAGTACAGGCGGCGTGTAGATGCCCTGAACGAGCTTAAAGGTGTGGACAAGGCAAAGGCGCAGATGGAACTCATGATGCTACGCCAGGCAGAATATGACAAGGCACAGCAAAAACTAAGTGAATACTCCGCCTTGTCTGCTTCCTACGACACGGCGCAGCGGCAGGCGGCATCGCTAGAGGGGGCAAGGCAGGGGGCGGAGAAGTGCGCAAGGCTGATGGAGCTGTATGCCGCCATGAACAGCGCCTACAAAGAGGCAAGGGAGCTGGGCAGTTTGGATTTGCAGTATGGAGTAAACAAAGACAAGCTGCGGAAGCTGGAAAAGGCGCATGAAGCATACAGGGAGCTGATATTGCTTGAGAACATGGCCAGGGACGTGCGTAAACAGCAACAGGAAGCCTCTACACTGCAAAAAGACCTGGATACCAGTAGAAGACTTAACAGTGAAACAAAAGAGGCACAGCAAGCACTACAAGCCCTGCAAGCACAGTTCCACGAATCAATGCCGGATGTGTGCCCGTTGTGCGGCAGTCTGACAAAGGAGGAAAAATGAGATACCTATGCCTGGCCGACCTGCACTTGACCGGAGACAAGCCAGAGTGCAGGATGCCCGAGGAAAACTGGATGGGCGTTCTCGATGACAAGATGTCGCAGGTCAACAGGACGGCCAAAGACGCTGATGCCGTGATACTGGCGGGGGACATCTTCGACAGCTGGAGAAACACCGACTTTGCCTTCCTGAACTGGGCTATGTCATGGTTTAGGGAGATAAGGAAGGCGACCAGGACAAATAAAATCTACACTATAGCAGGCAACCACGATACCCCCTACCACAGCTACGACATCGATGCCATCTCAAGGTCGCCTTACATGACGCTGGTGGAGGCTGGGCTGTTCCATGACCTGAAAATGTCGCCCGTGCCTGAAATGAGCGCGTACATCTATACCGACAAAGGAGAGATGCCAGAGTCAGATGCCTCCATGTGTGTTGCCCATAAGGGATTGTACCAAAAAAAGAAACCGTTTCCGGGAGCAGACGAATCAGGCAACGTGGAGCAGTTTGTTAAGCTGTTGCATAAAAACATCAAATATGTGGTGGCCGGAGACTACCACACGCCTTTTACAGCAACCGTCGAGGGTGTCCTTGTGCTTAACTGCGGGTCGATGATAAGAAGAAGGGCGGACCAGCTAACATACGAACCTGCCATGCACATAATGGACACGGAGACATGCACAGTGGAGAAAATCCCGTTTAACTTAAAGCTTCCCATAAGGCGGGATTACATTGACGTGGCAAAGGAACAGCGGAATATGTTCGATGAACTTGTGGGAAGCATAGAGGGTGACTTTGAGGCGGCTCTGAACTACCGTGACAACTTTGAGAACATGGTGGCCGATCTGCCTGACAAAGCGGAGATAATGAAGCTGTTTAATTCAATGATGTAAGGAGAAAAGAAAATGATTGCAGAACTACAAAGACTTAAAGCGGGAATCGAGAAGGCACAGTCCCAGTACGACATGAGGAAGGGGCAGTTGCAAAGCGTCATAGACACCTTGAAGGAAAAGGGATTCTCGTCCATCAAGGAGTTGCAGGACAAAATCAAGGAGCTGGAGGCGGAGACTGAAAAGCGAAAGGCGGAGCTGGAGACCGGAGTAAAGGAATGGAAGGAGGCATATGAACACCTTATCGGCTAAACTGCAAGAGCTTGCCGCTGTAAGGAAAGTATTACAGGACAAGGCAGGCAGGCTGGAAAAGGAAAAAGAAAAGCTAAAGGCTGAAACCGAGTTCACAAAAAAGGTGCAGGCCCTGATGCAGGAGTGTGGCAACCTTACTTTGTCCATGATTTCAATGAAGATTTCCGACATCGTAACAAGGGCAATAAAATCCATCTTTCCTGACCCATATGAGTTCCAGCTTGAGTTCGACATCAAGTACGGCAGGCTGTCGGCACAGATGGTATTGCTCAGAGACAAGCAGGTGTACTACCCAGCAGACGACAACGGTGACGGGGTGCTGGACATTATAGCGCTGGCATTGAGAACCGCCGTGCTTTGCCTGGATAAGCGGAATCTGCGTAGGGTAATGATACTGGACGAGCCTTGCGGAGCGTTAAGTGTGGATATGCAACCATTGGCAGGCAAGCTCTTAAGGCACCTGCACGAGAGCCTGGGCATCCAGTTTATCATTGTGGGAGCGCACGGCAACGCATACAGGGAATACGCGGACAAGGAAATTGACAGCGAATCCTTTAGTGTACCAGGAACCGTATTATAAGGAGAACAATCATGGATAACGTAAATCATCCTCTTCACTATGTGGGAGAGCAGACCTACATCGAGTGCATAGACGTGGCCATGCACCTTTCGTTTTGCAGGGGCAACGCCTTTAAGTACATCTGGAGGGCGGGAAGGAAGGGAGATGCAGTAGAGGACATACAAAAGGCCA